GTCCTGAATTAAGGGTACTTCCACCAGACGTTAGGGGTTTGTGGATGGATATGTTATGCTATATGTGGGAAAGTGTAGAACGTGGTGTTATGGTTATGCCAAACGGACAGCCTTGTACGAAAGAAGATATAGCCCGTATCATAGGTACGGATTGCTCAGGATCTTCTAAATGGGTAGATTCTTTGATAGAAAACAAGGTGTGTGAAGTTCGGGAAGATGGAGCTATTTATAGTAGGCGTATGGTAAAAGACAACCTGATAAGTGAGAAAAGAAGGCTGGCTGGTAAGAAAGGGGGTGAGATCACTAAGGCAAGGGTTTTCATTCCAAAAGCAGAAGCAGAAACGATCCTACAAGAGCAGCCCCAACAACCGCAACAGGAAGTTTTACTGTTTCCACAAGAAAGCCCACCACCTTTAACGCCAGAGCAGCAAAAAAAGGCTGAGAAGGCAAAAAAATACAAGTATGCTGAGTTTGTAACCCTAACAAGGGATGAATACGCTAAGTTATGCGCTGAATATTCTGAGGAAGGAGCCAAACGGATGATTGAAATACTTGATAACTATAAAGGATCAAAAGGGAAAAAGTATAGTTCTGACTATAGAGCCATACTAAACTGGGTAGTAAATAGATATAACGAAGAAATACAAAAGTATGGATATAAACATAAAGAATCAGCTTCAAAAGATCCTGGATCGGCAACTGGAAACGACTACAGAAACACGATTTAGAATAGAAGGATATTCTAAGGAAACGGTTCAGGAAATGCTGCTTATGTGCTATCAGCATGAGGTGCGCAAAAGGCGTATTCCGTTTCAGGAAGATAAGGAAACACTGGAGAAAATAGAAAAGGCTGCAAAATGGCTTACTGGCGATTATAAAGTAGGATTGCTGCTATATGGAATAGTGGGATCTGGCAAATCTACTTTAGGCAGATCAATTTCTAACCTTATCGGTATTCTACACAATAGCTCCATATCCAGTGAGCGAAAAGGTGTATTCCGGGTTTCAGCTTTGGATTTGGCAAAAAATGTGGCTAATGATCCTATGTACTTCAATAAGCTCAAAAATCAAGAACTGCTTTTTATTGATGATATAGGAACTGAGCCAGCAAGTGTAAAAAGTTGGGGTAACGAGTTCTCACCAGTGGTAGAACTGCTTTATGCCAGGTATGATAGACAGTTATTCACTATCGCAACTTCCAATCTCAAAGATTCCGATTTTGGGGAACGTTACGGTATAAGAATAGCTGATCGGATGGAAGAAATGTTTGAACGTATTTATTACCAAAACAAGAGTTATAGAAAATGAGTGAGATAAATTGGAACGAGTTAAAAGACAAAGCCCATTCCAACGCTGTAAAACATGGATTTTGGGAAGGCAAACCAAGCGATAAGCACTTTCTTTGCCTGGTTATTTCGGAGCTTATGGAAGCTGTGAACGCCCATAGAAGAAACAAGTTTGCAAGAGTACCAGCCAACAGAAAAGAAACAATATTCGATGATCGTACTTTCCACCATGAAAACAAGTATTTCAGAGAAAACTTTGAAGAGTATGTGAAAGATACAGTAGAAGATGAATTAGCGGATGCTGCTATTCGATTACTGGATCTTGCTGGAGCAAATAATTTGAATTTAAATAGATTCTGTTTGCAACACGTAGTTACTCCTAAGAAAAGTTTTACAGAAAATATATATGCTATCGTAAAAGATTTGGTGAACTATAAATATTCTCAGGAAGAACAGATTAACTATGCTCTTCACCAGATACGAAGATTATCCGAAATTCTCAAAATTAACTTACTGTGGCATATTGAGCAAAAGATGTATTACAACGAAGGTAGGGAAAATAAGCACGGAAAGGAATATTAAAATTTACCAAGTAAACATTATGAATACGAGTTTTGAACGAAGTAAGCAGACAACGGATGAGTGGTACACTCCCAAATGGATAGTGGACGCTTTAGGGAGTTTTGATCTTGATCCATGCGCTCCTGAAAACCGTTTGTGGAACACCGCCAAAAGACATATAACGCCTTCTGAGGATGGTTTAAAAACTGAATGGGGGGGGGTAAGAGTATGGTTAAATCCTCCGTATTCACGTCCTCTTATTGAGCGATTTGTGGAAAAGATGGTAAGGAACAACAACGGTATAGCATTGCTTTTTAATCGCTGTGATAGCAAGATGTTTCAAGATCTCATTTTCCCAAATGCAAGCGCAATAATGTTTGTGAAGGGTAGAATAAAATTCTATCGACCAGATGGTACGCAAGGAGATAGCCCAGGGTGCGGTAGCGTTCTTATAGCCTTTGGTGAGGAAAACGCAAAAATACTGGAATATTCTAATATACCTGGTAAATATATAAAACTCAACAATTAAGATGGAAAAGAAAAAAGTAATATTGACCTTATGCAAGTCTTTCCCCGTAACTCATAGCAAAGCTGGCGAAGCTACAGACTTTGAAAAGAAGTTGAAAGACAAAAGTAAGATCCATACAATCCGATACAACGCAAAAAATGTATGGGATGGACGGTATAAAGATATTGTTTCTGGTAAAAAATATCTTTCAATACGTGAATGGACTGGCAGACCGTATAATTCGGAGCAAAAGGAAATAGCCCAATTACCCAAAATCGGACTGCAACACGTAACCATGACATATAGCTCTGAGGATGCTTACCCTGAAATATGGATAGACAACAAGAAAGTTTCAATCCATGAAGTAGCGAAAAATGATGGTCTGAGCGTAGAGGACTTTGTAGAATGGTTTTTCGGGAACAACAAAGAGAATGTTTTTGAAGGTGTTGTTATTCATTTTACCTCTTTTAGATACTAAGACATGGAAAAGATTTGTAATAATTGCTCTTTTATGGAGTTGAAAAAAATAAGGGATGGTTATAGTGCTTATTGCTGTATGGCTCATACAATAGTTAAGGGTGGTACTAAATATACAGACCCCAAAGGTGTACTTCCTCATTTCAAATGTAATTGTGGCAAATTCAATAGCAAGTATGAATGAAATAAGACACTGTAGCGAATGCAAATACTATTGGTGCTATCCTCCTACTGCCCAAATGTATTGCTACAAGTTAGGTAAACGAATAACAGCCAGAAAGAAAAGCTGTAAACATTATCAACCCAATAGTTAATAAAAATGGAAACTAATGCAACAAAAAGAACTGATATTTTCCAGATAGATCCACGTAACATAGTGGTAATGGATGATTTCAATGCTCGTAGAGATTTCGATTTAGAGGAATTAAAGGAGCAAATCAAGGCTAAAGGAGTTCTTAACCCTATTACCGTACTTCCTTTCAAAGATGAGGACGGTATAGAACGGTACAAGCTGGTGGATGGTGAAAGACGCTATCGGGCTACTATGCTTGCGATTGAAGAGGGTACAAACATTCCTTACATTAAGGCTTTGAAGCTGCCTAAAGACACAAGTACGGAAGAGCTTCTAATCGAGCAGATGATGAGAAATGAGGGAAAGCGTTTTTCTGAATATGAGTGCGGTATCATGTTCAAACGCTTTAAAGAAGAGTTCGGATATACCCAAAATGAGATAGCTGAAAAGTTTAAAAAATCTCCGGCTTTTGTGAGTAAATGTTTATCCCTAATGGATCTCCCTATAGAGATTCAGGAACGTATTATAAACAAACAAATATCGGCTTCTGCTGCTAAGGACATTGTAGCCAATTACGATACGGAAGAGGAACAAGTAAATGCCACGAGAAAAGCCGTAGAATTAGCCGAAAAGCAAGGGAAAAGGACTGTTACCAATAAAGAGATTAACGCTGTACAGAAAGAGGCTAAGGAAGCCAAAGAAATAGCTCAGGCACTCCGTAAGGTGTGGGCTTATCTGGATGGCGGTGTTATGGTAGATGTGGATAAGCTGGCTATCCTTCTGGATAAAACAGAGAGTTTGAGTAATGCAATGAAACAATATAAAAAATTGAGTAAATGAAAGTAGTGTTTTTTGACCTGGAAACTACAGGAACGTTAGTAAACAAACATGGGATCCACCAAATTAGCGGTATGATCGTTATAGACGGTGAAGTAAAAGAAACCTTTGATTTCAAGGTACAGCCTAACCCTAAAGCGGAAATAGTGCAAGAGGCTTTAGATGTGGCTGGTGTAACCAAAGAGCAGATTCTATCTTATCCGGCAATGGGGTATGTGTACGGACAATTTACGGCTATTTTGAACAAATACGTGGATAAGTACAATAAGCAGGATAAGTTTTTCCTTGCTGGTTATAATAATGCTTCATTTGATAACCAGTTTCTCCGTGCATGGTTCTTACAGAATGGGGATAAATATTTTGGATCTTACTTCTGGAGTAATTCTATAGATGTAATGGTTTTGGCAACTCCTTATCTGGCTTCTCAACGCTCACAGATGGAAAATTTCAAGCAAGGAACTGTAGCAAAGGCACTCGGTATAGAAATAGACGAAAGCCGGCTACATGATGCCTTGTATGACATTCAAGTATGCAAATCTATTTACGATATTGTTTCACCATATAAAATGTAATGTTATGGAAAAGATTAATATTCAACTTCCTCAGTATTGGAAAAAGAAGAAACTTAACCCGGAGTTTATAAAAGAACTTGAATCAACTGCAAAAAGCGATCCGTTTACAAAAGATGAGTTCGGGGAATATCGGTTTGGTACATTCCTTCATGGTTGCGCTATTGTCAAAGTTGAAATGACTGATAACCTTCTGAGCGTTGCGATTCACAGCCAACATCCTATAGGTTTGCCAATGATTAAGGAGATTCGCTATAAATACGCTCCGAATAATTGTCTTATGACAATGCTAATGCCTTCAAGGGAGCAGCAGATTAGCGATAATACCGTAGTGCTTTATCAGATCCCAGGATCTTTTAGCGATACGACAGATGTTGAATTTGAGGAAGGGGAAGCATGATCTATATAGGGATTGATACAGGTGTACATACCGGGATTGCTATCTGGGATAACCGAAAGCGTTCTTTGGAAATGGTAAAACAAATGCCTATTCATAGGGCTATGGCGGTTGTTCAGTCTTATGCGGATATGCAAAAGACAGGTGTAGGCGATAAAATCATAGTAAGAGTGGAGGATCCACGACAACGCACCTGGTTTGGTACAGAGAGAATGACACGTGAAGAGGAACGGAAGAGGCTACAAGGTGTAGGATCCGTAAAACGTGATGCTACAATTTGGGAAGATTACCTTACCGAACTTGGTGTTGAGTTTGAAATGGTTGCTCCTAAACGGAATATAACAAAGATGAGCCAGGAATATTTCAAGCAGCTTACGGGATGGAAAAAGCAAACCAACGAGCATAGTAGGGATGCTGCCATGTTAGTATTTGGCTTTTAGATGTTTTTTGCTCTTTATTGGCGTATATGTACACCAAAATTTATATCTTTGCATTAATTGATAACATTGATATTATGACTATTACGACAACTATCTTTATAGTAGCAGGTGCTTTGGCGGTATTCATTACCGCTATGCACTTTGCAAATCTTTTCCTACCGTATGATCCGATTACACCAGGTAAATCTATTACCGTATATCTGGATGGTAAGTTTAATAGGGTGGCAACGATTACGAGTATAGAGAACGGTTGTATCTATGTGTATGATAAACTCCCGTTACCATTGCATTATAGAGGAAAATTTTACGCTGTAGGCAGAATGACGGACGGGCATAAGGTTTTGTTTTTAGGGAAGCGGAAATTTTATCTGTTGATGCGCTTTGTGGAGGCTTTCAGAAAGATTGCCCGTATTCCTGAATTTGAAAAGGAGGTTTAACATGGAAGAGATAGAGATTGTTTACCGTAAAATCTCGGATTTAACTCTGTTGGATGATAACCCACGAAAGATAAGCAAGAGAGATTTAGAGCGTTTGGTAGATTCCATCCGCATAAATGGTTTCTGGAAGCACCGCCCTATTGCCTTATCTGAGCGTGAAGGAAAGTTGTATGTACTGGCAGGACACCAACGGATAAAGGCTGCAAAGAAGCTGAAAATATCGGAAGTGCCGACAATCTTGTACCACAACCTGACCGAAGAGCAGGAAGCGGATATAGTTCTAAGGGATAACATCAACAATGGTGAATGGGATTTTGAAAAGCTACAGCTTGGAGATTGGAGCAACAAGGCTGATTTCTCTTTTATCGGTTTAGATATTCCAGTAGAGGATAAACAGCCGGAAGATGAGGAAGCAGCCGATGAAGAACAAGAGGACAACGAGAAAGAGGAAGGCTCGGAAGATGATCCGATAGCGGATGAAAAAGAGGATTTTTACAGATCCATGCTTAACGATTGTTTGTATGAGAGCAATAATGAGTTTGACATTCCTAATTTGTTGCTGGAAGAACAAGCCGGAAAACTTCTTTTGCCTTTTGCCCCCTGGGGAGCTGATAGCCGATTAAGGAAAGATGTTGCTACTTACCACTTCTATGTAGATGATTATCGCTTTGAAGCTATTTGGAAAGATCCGATCAAGGTGCTAACCAGTGGTGTAAAAGCGTTGGTAGAGCCGAATCTTTCCGTTTACGATACAACCCCGATAGCTTACGGTTTACAACAGATTTACAAGAAACGTTGGATAAGCCGATACTTTCAAGAGTGCGGTATCAAGGTGTACGCAGATCTGAATGTTTCTGTGAAGTTCAAAGAGTATAATAAACTGGGCTTACCAAAAGGGTATAACGCTTTTTTCACTCGTGGCTATGCTGGTCGGTTGGAATATCTGAAAGGAGAGCTTGAAGTAGCCAAAGAAATATCCGGCTTGCAAACTCCTAACTTGCTTGTGTATGGCGGTGGTGATGAGATCAGAAAGTTTTGCATAGATAACAGCCTGGTTTACGTCCAGGACTTTATTAACGATAAAAGTTCAAAAAAAGATGGCAAAAACAAGCGGAAGTAATGGAGGTTTGCCGAATGGCGATTCAAACTACAAAGGTAAGGTAGGCAAACTGGAACCTTTGGCTTCAATTAAGAACCCGAAGGTGTACAAGTCTGTAAAAGAAAGTATCTCACGTTTTCACTCTGTTTTGGGAGTAAGACAGAAAGATATTAAAATCGGACAACTGGAGGCTGGTACGGGTGGAGTGCATATTTCCCAAAATGGAGTATCTAAACAAGTAGTTTTGAATAAATCCGTTTTCAATGGGAAAAACACCACAACCCAAAGCGTTGCTAAATGGGCTGAGAAAGGCTACAAAAGCGGACACTTGACGAAAACCAACAAGCCAGTAGCGCATATTGTTACTCACGAGCTGGCGCACGCAACTTGGAACAATCATTTAACAAGCCCCAATGCAAAGGCAGCAAGTAAAAGCATAAACAGCCTTTATAAGAAATGGGGTAATGATAAGTCGAAACAAGGTTATGGTAAATATGCCAAAACCAATGTAAACGAGTTCTGGGCAGAAGTATGTACAAAAGCCGTTCATGGTAAGGCAGATAAGTACACAAAAGCAGCTAAAGATATAATCAAGAAGTATAAATTATAACGTATATTTGCGGAAAACGCAATAAAATATTGAGCTATGGATAAAATAGAATTAACCGATTTGCAAAAGCAGCTTATTCAAAAGCAGCTAAATGAAAAGTACGATCCGTTTATGGCTACGGAAGAAGAACAAGAAGCCTTCAATGACGTAATAGACAAAGCCGAAGCATTATCGGATGAGCTGGACGCTGTAGATGATTACATAGACAACTACAACGGTGATATGATAGCCTGGTTTTGGGCAAAGTACCAAGAGCAGGAACAAAAGGAACAATGATAAATTAACCAGGTAAAGAATTAATCAGGTGGGAGTTCCTATCTGATTTTTTCTTTCCCTGATTGGTGTATATGTACGCCAAAAACAACGAATAAACAACGGAATGGCACTCTTTGAGAAAGGCAATAACATAGGGAATAGATTCACAAGCGAAAACCAGCCAAAGAAAAATGGTCGGAAGCCCTCAATGTATAAACAGCTCAAAGAGCTTACAGGTAAAAAAGTAGATTATGAGCTGAGCAAAGAGGACTATTATAAAACAATTCGGTTTCTTCTTGAACGCTCCAAAGGAGAGCTAAATAAAATCATGGCTGACGCAAACAGAGAAGATAGCACTACTCCTATTTGGGTGTGCAATATTATCAGTGCAATCTTCACAGATATTCGCTTTGGTCGGACTTCTACGGTTGAAATGATATTTGATAGAATTTTTGGCAAAGCAGCCCAACCGATAGAAGGGGATATAAACGCTAATGTGTCTGGTGGACTGGAGCCGGATCTATCCAAACTTTCAACCGAAGATCTTTTGGTTTATCATGGACTATTAGAAAAGATGAATGGCAAAAAATAAAAACATACAAATACCAATGGCTCTTGCAGTCAAAATAGAGCTGTTTAAACGTGGCTGTTTTGACTTCATTACTGTTAAGGATGGAAAGAAGCACGAAAAGCAGGAAAAGGCTTTGCAGATCCTTACAGACAATGAGCACGCAGAGTTTTTGTATGGTGGTGGTGCTGGTGGTGCTAAGTCGTGGACTGGTGCTGCCTGGCTTCTTTTTATGTGCCTTTGTTATCCAGGTTCCAAATGGTTTATTGGTCGAGCTGAGTTAAAGCGTATTACCCAATCTACCTTAATAACGTTCTATAAGGTTTGTAACCAATACGGAGTAGAAGATACTTTGTATAAATACAATGGGCAGTATAACTATATAGAGTTTTACAACGGATCCCGTATAGATTTGCTGGATTTGATGTATAAGCCTGGAGATCCTTTTTATGAAAGATACGGATCTATAGAATATACTGGCGGTTGGATAGAAGAAGGTGGAGAAGTAAACTTCGGTGCTTATGACACTCTTAAAACTCGTGTAGGTCGCCACTTGAATAATGAGTTAGGGTTAAAACGAAAGTTGTTTATCACGTGTAACCCTAAAAAGAACTGGATGTATGATACCTTTTACACTCCATTCAAGAAAGGTATATTGCCTGAGTATATGTACTATCTGGGTTGTTTGGTACAAGAAAACCCCTTCATAGATCCAGACTACATAGAAGGTTTGAGAACAACCAAAGATAAGGTTAAAAGAGAGCGTTTGCTAAAAGGTAATTGGGAATATGACGACAACCCCAATGCGCTTTGTTCTCACGATGCGATTACAGCCATTTTTAATAATCTGCTATCAATAACCACTGGGAAGAACTATATAACAGCAGATATAGCCCGATTTGGATCCGATTACGCCCGGATTTGCGTTTGGGACGGTTATACGATCATAGACTTAAAATGCTTTCCACTAAGTAAAACTACGGACATACAGAAATGTATTCAACACTTCCAGAAAAAATACAGAATACCTAAATGGCGGTGTATCGCTGATGAGGACGGTGTAGGCGGTGGCGTGGTGGATAATTGCGACATACAAGGCTTTGTAAATAACAGTCGTGCTTTAAAGGATGAGAACTACCAGAACTTGCAAACACAATGCGGTTACAAGCTGGCAGAACACATAAACGCCTCAGAGATTGGGATCAATGAGGAACTGTTAAGCTCGGCAGACAAAGAGCAAATTATCCTTGAACTGGAGCAGTTGCAAACATGGGATGTGGACGGAGAAGGCAAATTAAAGCTAAAACCGAAAGAGGAAATCAAGCAGGAAATTAGATGTTCTCCAGACTGGCGAGATGTGTTTTTAATGCGCTGTTGGTTTGACTATAACGAGTATGATATACCAGATGATATAGAAGCAAGATTAGGAGTTATTTAAAAATTTGAATTATGGGATTTTTTAATGTTATCAAGAATGAGGTAAAAGCTGCTGTAGGTTATCAACAGAATTTTACAGCTTTGTTGGAGGCTAAGGATATTTCAAGAGCCTTAAACTATATGCAAGATCGCTCCGGCTTTGCTGAAAAAGCCTTGCTGGAGTACAAGGTAGAAAACCATGAGGTTATGAAAAGGCAGGATAAAGCCGTTTATGATAAGAAAGGGAATTTTCTTAGATGGCAAAAGCGTTGGAAAATTCCTATCCCCTATCAGTCTTTTATCAATGAAATTGCGCTTGTTTTCTTATATGGCAGACCAGTAAAATGGACGCAAAGAAGCAAGGGTACTGATTATGCTTTTGAGCAATATATAAAACTGCTGGAGCGTTTACGCTTCAACGCCAATGTAAGAGAGGCTAAACGTGTTGCTGGTGCTGAGGGTACTTCCGCTATGCTATTTCATGTGTTCCGAAATAAAGAAGGAAAACCAGATGTATTATTGAATGTGTTATCTAAACAAAACGGTGATGATATTTACCTTATCAAAGATCAGTATAAGCGTATGACTGCTTTTGCTTGGGGGTATTATCTGAATGAATCCGGCAATCGGAGCATTTACCATGTGGATATTTACAAAGATGATACGGTTTACTACTGTAAGCGTGTTAGTGTAGGTTGGGAAGTGAAGGCAATCCCTAATGTGATAGGGAAAATTCCCGTTATCCTCTTTGAACAAGAGTTAGAGCATGAAGGAACACAGCCCATGATACACCGTGTAGAAAGCATGGAATCTACAGATGCAGATGTAAATGATAGATTCGCTAACCCGGCAATGGTAGCAACCGCAGAAGTGCTTAACAGCTTGCCTAAAGCAGAAGAAGAGGCAAAACTATTCATTCTAAAGAATGGTGGTAAGATTGAATACCTTACATGGGATCAGGCTTCACAAAGCAAGGCAAACGAATATGAACGGCTGGATAAGCATATTCTTTCAAAATCTTTCACTCCTAATATAGATTTTGACAATATGAAGAGTTTGGGCAATCTGTCTGCTAAAGCTATCAGAAAAGTAATGCTTCTTGCAGTGATTAAAGCTGAGAAACGAAAGGAAACCCACGATAATTACATGAATAGAACGGGTAATTTGCTACGTGCTATTCTGGGTAATGTTTTGGACTACCAGCACAAAGCCGAATATGAAGCATTACAGTTAGGGCATGAGTTTCAAGAGCCATTCGGTGAAGATGTGAGCGATATTCTTGCTGATATATCAAAGCAGTATAACGATGGAGCGATGAGCCGACAAACTTATGTGGAAATGAGCTACCTTATCAAAGATGCAAAAACGGAAATAGAGCGTTTAAAGCAGGAAGATTTAGAAGCCATAGCTAAACAGCAGGAGTTAAACAAAATAGATGTGTTCGGTGGAGGTGAATAATGGCAAAGAAAGTAAAACTATCAGAAACAAAGTACCATTGTAGGGATTGCAAGCACTCTTACGACTGGCACGAGAAAGATTATAAAGGTGAGTTCTTCCTTTGTCGGTGTCCTTTCTTCAAATACTCTAAATTCTTAAACAAAGATCACTGTGAACACTTTGAGTTAAAGCGCAATGGCAAAAACTAAATACGTCAATTCCACGCAGCTACAAAAAGAGCTGTTTAAACGTACAGAAGGGTACGCAGCTAATGTACGTGCGATTTATCAAAACTACTTACTCCAGATTATTAACCTGGTAAAAGGTACGGAGTTGGAAGAAGGTAAACCGTTCTCTTTCTCCGAATATGGCTATAGTGATGAGGCTACAGCCATATTTAGAGAAATGTACAGCCGTTTGTATCAAGAGATAAGGAATGACGTGCAAAATGAATGGTTGCTTTCCAACCAACATAATGATGAACTGGTAAAAAGTGTGTTCGGTGAAAACTCTATCAATGATAACCACTTTGCCCGATTCTTTAAGCGCAATATGGAGGCTATGGACGCTTTCTTTGCTCGGAAAACTGGAGAAGAAGGGCTAAGCCTATCGCAAAAGGTATGGAGGTACACAGGACAATTTAAAGAAGAGCTTGAAAACTGCTTGGATTTGGCTATAGGAGAGGGTACAGGAGCCAACAAGTTAGCTTCCAAAATACAGACCTACCTACAAGATCCTGATCGCTTTTACAGAAGATTCAGAATAAAGGTCGGTGAGGATGAAAACGGAAATACTGTGTATGGTCGTGTATGGAAACGTAGGGTATATGACAAAGAAACCGAAAGTTATAAATGGGTAGATGATAACCCAAAGAAATATCATCCTGGACGTGGTGTATATAGATCTTCATACCGTAATGCCCAACGTTTGGCACGTACAGAAACCAATATAGCCTACAGAACTGCTGATTTTGAACGATGGGGGCAATTAGATTTTATAATTGGCTATGAAATCAAGCTGTCAAACAACCACCCATGCCATGATATTTGCGATGAGCTTGCTGGCAAATATCCCAAAACGTTTAAATGGACTGGTTGGCATCCGAATTGTCGGTGCTACATGATCCCTATTTTAGCTGGTGAAGATGATATAGAGGATATGCTTAACAAGATCCTGGCTGGAGAAGATGAAGAAATAAGCAAGAAAGGGCAAATAACGGAGTTTCCAGATGAATTTGTGCAATGGGTAAAGGATAACGAAGATCGCATGAATGAAGCCAAAACAAAAGGCACTCTACCCTATTTCGTCAAGGATAACTATACGGATATAGAAGAAATCTTGCATCCTCTCACACCTGAGCAAAAACACTACAAAGGGCTGGTTGCTCAATATGGGGAAGAAAACGTACAAAAGCTATATGAGGCTTTCGATTCATTCAAAGCCAAAATCTCTACTGGTGATTTGGAGTACCAAATCAAGAAGCTAAAGTTTGAGGCTAATTGGGTTGAGGAAAAGAATAAATTCCCGACTTCTCCCGAAATGGTGAAAATGCTTAAAAAAGAGCTGGCTATAGTTGAGGCAAAATTTCAATACCAACAAGCCGTAAATGCTGCCAAGCCTATTTTGAACTATAAAAGCAAGAGTAAACCGTTAAACTCGATTCTGGCAGAATTGAATGAGGCTATAGCCAATGAAGCTACTGCAAATGAGATACAAGCCTTGACAGCAAAAGCAACTGCCAAAATACAAGAGATAGAAAAGGCTCGGCTCGCAAAGCTGGTTAAACAAGGTGCAGACGGATCCACTTTGGATCTTTACGCAACAGAAAAAGAAAAGCTGGAAATAGCAAGGCTCCAATCTGAATATGATAAGGCTATGGATCTATACGGCAGTCAGTGGAATAGTGAAGTAAGTGCTTGTTATGTCCGGCTTGCTGATTATAAAAAGGAGTTGGCTTTAAAATATGTGTCAAAACAAGGCAAGCTGGTTAAGCTGAATGGAGAAACTGAGGAATTGGCAAAAAAAGCACTGGAAGAGTATATAAATGCGCCAGTTAATCATAGTGCTAATAACGCCATCGGTGGACGCTGGCAGAACTATAGTAGTGAAACTGGAGCAATGGAGCGTTATAGCAAAAAAACGGGTATATCCGTAGATGAGCTTGCTTTGATAAACCGCTATACATACGGTTCCAAGTGGTGTAATAATTACGGTTATGGTATTGTAGATCCGTACTTTGGCAAAATACAAGATTATGGGGGATTATGCCAAAAATATTATCCGGCTTGTAATGCCGCCTTAGAAAAAATGCCTCGCTATAATGGTACTGTATTCTCAGGGATCAGCTTTGACGCAATGAAGCTGGATAAGTATATTCAAGAAATGAAAGCGTGTCTATCATCCGGGCAACCCTATGTAAACAAAGCCTTCATGTCCTCTACTACCAATATTGATAGAACTGCTATCTTTGGAGATAACCTAATGTTGGTTATCAAAAGTAAGAAGGGTGTAGATGTAAAAGCCATTTCCCATTATGCAAGTGAAGATGAAATTGTGTTTCGTGCCGGATCCCGTTTTAAGGTGCTGAATGTTTATCAGGAAGAAACACGAAAATACGGCTTTGGAAAAGGCTGGGTAGTTGAGCTGGAAGAGATATAAGAAAGAGCCATTACCAACGCTGGCAATGGCTCTGAACTGCCCTAAAGCAGCTATTATCAGCTCTCAACAGATAATCTAATTTTCCCAATTTCTCCAATCTATACGCCCATATTGAGTATAATTGATCGGTATAACAACAGTTAAGGTTTGAGGGTTATATCTACTTTTAAGTTCGTACATTTGAGTAGTATATTTATTCCAGAAATCACGTCTATAACCTCTCTCGTAATAAAAAGCAACTACAAAATACTTACCTACTGGTAACGTTATCTCTTTAGTTTCATCTTTGGAAGATTCAACTTCATATATTGGGGAAATCGTAGAACCGTCTTTCAATAACAAACGGCTTTCATCTATCAACATGGTATATATAGGATCTTCTTGTAGCTTGGTATATTGGTAATAAGAATCAAAACCAGTATTAAATGTTTTTCCGTCAAAAGTTGAGGCTTTATCTGGATCGAAAAAGAGAAAACGGATAATATTAGTTTGTTTATCCGCATACTCTGAACTGGAAGTTGTTGTGTAGCCGTTTATCCATACTTCTTGCTGAGTTTTATTAGAATAATCATCCTCTTTAGTGGAACAACCAACTACCAGAATAGCCAGGCAAAGAAATACTACATTTTTCATATCGTGCAATTTATAGGTTAATAATCCATTAAAAATGGCTACCCATAAACCCACAAAAAAACGTGGGCTTACTCTGCACGATCAAGAGGGACGACCAAGTACCCAACAGCCCATACAAGAGTAATGCCCACGCCATAGCGCAGGCATTAGCACATTGTTTCTGAGGGCTGTTTGAAATTTTGGTCGTTTTCTTGATCCTCGCAACAATAGCCAATGCTATATTAGTTCATATTTTATTTCTAACTGCAAATATAGTGCTATTTATGAGAAAATTAATCCGTTTATGTTATTAATTTAGGCACGACACAAAAAAGAGGAAGGCTTTACACCTCCCTCTTACCTGTTTCAAACGATTTTTCCCAGTTGGTTGTATCTCCTTCTGGATTCGGGCTTTTACCTGGTAAATGCTCTGATAATAGTTGCTCTTTCCATTCCTTGTACGCTTCATCTAAAGGCTTTTTTGTGTCGCAATCATCCAAGTAGGAATAATGAAACTCCTTCTCATACTCCCAAAAAGAAGCTGCCAAAGGGTGAAAAGTATCACTTTTATACGGATTCTCTTTTTCTCCTTTGTACCAATGGTAATTTGAATAATCTTCCGTTATGCCAGAAAAGAATCCGGCTTTGTTCCAGTTATCAGCCATCTTATTTATTGTTTAAGTTATGATAGAAGTTACCTATAACATCAAGCATATCAATAGGCAACAAATTGAATACATGATCTACTATTTCTTTAGGGATCTCATAGATAGCTGCTGCCATAGATCCTACAATAGCACCGATAGTGTCGCTATCACCTCCCCACGAAATAGCCTTCCTTATTGCATCCTCAAAAGAATTACTGGAAATGATAATTTTCAGGCAAATAGGTACAGTTCCCTGGCAAGTTTCATCAAATACTCCAGAGTAATAGTTTCCGATCATAAACATAGGATAGTACGTTTGCATTTCGTTTTCAAGCCCGGATAGGTTTTTGGTAGTACGCAAATAGTAAATAGCGTGCGCAATCGCTACAGCTCCTTTTATGCCTTCCGGGTGGTTATGGGTTACGATAGCGGTTTCTTCCGCTTCTTTCTTCACTCTATATAAGTCGTCAAAGAACCAAGCTACGGGGCTAACCCTCATTGCAGAACCGTTACCGAAGCTATTATATGGTTGTGGTGTATCTGAGGCTATCCAACGTGCAAAGCTGCTTCCGTATGCTCCTTTAGGGTTTGGATATTTTCTACACCATTTCAGTAACGTATCTTCGTAGTGTTCCCCATTGTTGATAGCGTCCGCAATAGCAATAGTACAAATCGTATCATCTGTAAAAGTGCTTTCTTCCGTAAACAACTCAAAGTTATAGTTATCTGTATTGTTAAACTCAAACCGTGAGCCTACAATATCGCCTATTATTGCACCTAACATATTAACCTCCAATTTTAGTATTACCTCTAAATGTTTTCTTCCTTATAAGCACGCCCATACGGATTGTACAATACTTGTTTTGATACTCAACCCGACTTAGATCTACATTCCAAAGACTTTCTTTCTTGATACCTATTTGTTCCTCTGAAAGCTCGTCAAAGATCGCAGCAATAGATCCGAAATAGAAGTGTCTTTTTCCATTGTACGGCTCTCTCAATTCTACATGAATAACTTTCGGTAACTTCATAATCCATTCCATTTATTAAAGCGTTCTAATCTGATGCTTTAAAATTATATATTGGCTTTATCGTATCAATGATCTCAACTGTATCAGTGATAGCATTTTTGATCTCTTCCATAGACTTATACGCTTGTGGGGCTTCATCTATTGTCGCTCTACTTACAGAAGTGGTATATATTCCGTTCATAGATTCTTGGTATTCCTCCATACTAAGCAACTCCTTTGCTTTACTCCTACTCATCAAACGTCCGGCTCCATGTGGGGCTGAATAGTTCCAGTCCGGGTTTCCTTTCCCAACACAGATAAGGGAACCATCACGCATATTTATAGGTATTAATAGCTTCTCGCCTAATTCAGCACTCACAGCACCTTTTCTAAGGATCATACGGCTAAAATCAATATAGTTGTGTATGGTTTCAAATCTATTTACCTCAGTAAATCCCATCCCATTAATGATGATCGCTGCCATAGTAGCACGATTAAGTACAGCAAAACGTTGCACTATTGCCATGTCATTAATATAGTCGTGAAAATCACCACCTGAAAGATGTGCCAGCTCTTTGTCCTTACCAGGAATTGAAATATTCTTAATCGCTTCCTGAATATCCCTTTCCCTGCCTTCTGCTTTCAATCTGGCAATAGTATTGCGTACTTCAATCGCCCGATCACTTTCTGTATTTGCAGCCAAATTTTGATAGTGCTTACAAATATCGCCTCCCAACTTTCTACTGCCAGAGTGAATAACCAAATAGTACCTATGGTTTCTTTCTGAATAGTCCACCTCGATAAAATGATTACCGCCTCCAAGTGTACCGAGTGATAGATAAGCTCTATTTAAATCTACTTGCTTCGCACATCGTAGGTTTGAAAAATCAAAATTTGCCTTTTGAGTATCATGTATATTAAACCCATTGGGAACCATTTCCCTTATAACGGAATCCAATTTCTCACAGTCTATATATTGATCTGCCAATTCTACAGTAAGCATACCGCAACCAATATCAACGCCTACCAAGTTTGGCGTTACTTTATCGGTTATTGTCATTGTAGTACCTACAGTACACCCCTTACCAGCATGGCTATCCGGCATTATTCGTATAATAGAGTTTTCATAGGCAGGATAATTAGCCAGCCTCTTAATCTGATCGTATGCTTCGTTCTCAAAAGTTTCAGCAAAGATCTTGACTTCCTTTCCTGAATGTGTTCTAATTATTCTCATGTCAAATACAAATATAGTTTATTCTATTAAGTATAACAAATAAAATGCTACTTCTTTTTACTTAGTAAAGTAACGTGCCGTTTTAGTTCTTTATGTAGATACTTGTTTTCGCTCTGTAGCTCTTTTATGATAGAATTACGCTTTTCAAGTTCTTTGTTATATCGTTCACGTTCAAATTGAGCAAACGTAAGATCCTCATTCCTACAAGTACAATCTCGTATATCATTGCTCAAAACAACAGCCCAACAACAAGGTATTAAGACTTTGCCAGCTTGCTTATCGTATATGTAATGGCACTTACTCATAAGTTTATCCTTTCATACGTCCTAAGAAGGATAGTTTTAATACATCGTATTGCTGACCTATAACGGCAAACTCCAACATAGCGTTATTATCCAAAAGATCGTTAATCCTTAAAAGTGGATAATCTTCTCCAGCACGGCTTACATATCCCTCTTGTGAAATATCATCTATTATGCGCTCATCATCGCATTTGCCAAAATAAGAATCAAGGCTGCTTATGATATGTTCTTTCAAATAAGCCTCACTATATACAGAAGCTATTTTATCCTGTTTCCTTAGTGCGTATCTCATAATTCATCTTTATCTCCTAATTCAGATAATGCTTGTTCAAACTCTTTGAGTTTCTTAATGGCATAATCTCTACGATAAGTAATTATATCACGAGTTGTGTAATCTATATAGAATCGGTCTATAAGATGTTGAACATAAAACCTTTCAGGCTCTTCGCAATGATTTAGTAGAATTACATAATTCGTGTTTCGTGGGTGGAAACATAGGAATCTATAATAATTTACTTTGCCACATGAACATTCTATTAATCGCTCATCTATCTTTAATTTCTTAATATCTTCAGTATTTAATATTGGTTTCATTTTTCAACTCCTTTCGGTTTGTTTATGGGTTTCCAGTGGGTTATCCTATATTCGTTGGCAATGTCTGCTATTCGTTCCAAATAGTCTTCTGCCCAACCAAATTTCCCCCAAGTAGATGTTAAGTAATCAGTGTACCATTCGCCATCATCTAAATTCTGATATTCCACACGAAGGATGCAATTTGTTCCTATTTCCGGCATAGCTTCCGTATCATCTTTACACTCGTACCAGTTCTCAAACTCATTAAACCGCCTTGCGATCTCTTCACAAAGAATATTTGAGCTTTCCACATCGCCTAAATGAATTTCGGCTATTTGGTAATTCATCCCGTCCTTTATACAAAGTTCTGCATCCAATTCATCCGCACCAAACGAGCGTTTACCTCGTGCTGGTAGGCAAATAAGTTTCAATGTATCAGTATCTAACTCACCTTTGGCGTATGCCCAATTCAATTTAATTTTTGCCATTTCTTCCCTCCTGTATTTGTTTGATTTTTAATTTCATTCTTTCTTCTGCTTCCTTTACGTTGGCTATTTTAGCTTCAAGTTTCTCACGAGCTTTCAATAAATCCACATCGGTACTCTCATCGAAAAACAGATTATGAGCCTTATTGTAGGCTACATATTTATCAATATTGCGTTGAACCTTTGTAACCTGAGCCTTTGCCGATATAAGCCGATTCAAATCCTTATTCAGTTGTATGTTGTTACCGAAACGCTTATCATAGAAATGTAACGTGTATCGTACACACCCTTTTGGATATTGGCAAACAAGTTTTGCCTTTCTCCATTCTACTACCCACTTTCTATGTTCGTAAACTTCACGTGGTAAATCATAACTGAATAAGCGTACATAGTTATTACTTTCATCTTTGCGCTCGAAATTCACAAAAACCCAATGCTGAACCTCTAATTCCTTTTCAGCTTTGGCGTAGTCCTTTGCCATCTGTATAAAGTAGTCTATGCTTTCTTGTGCCATTTCAACAGTTGTTTTCCTGCTGCTTTTGCAGCCATTTTACACCTTTCTTAAATCCTTCAATAAAAGCATCTGAGCAAACCCTTTGTATTTCGGGTAAACAAACACCTCTACTTCGATTTAGAGGACACGTTGTGCAAGCCTGGCTTCGTCCGTTGGCTTGCTTTGCTGCTTTAGTTATTCCTTTCATAATTTCGACAACCATTGTTCATAAATACGTGTGGCTATCTGAGCCATCATTACGGGTGGAACACTCATACCACAAATGTAGTGTGGCGATAAACCACAAAAATTATAATCTTGTGGGAACGTGGATATATTACATACCTCAGAAGTGGATAGATAGACGGGCTGCTTAAATGGTATCAATGAATCCAGGTGTGCAGACAATGTATAACAAACTCTATCTTCATAACAGAACTGCTGATTAAAAAAGCCACGTTTACCAGTGAGTTTTTTATAGGCTTCTGATAGTGCTATATCCCCTTGTTCCCTGGCTTCAAAAAGTTCTCTCATTCTGCCTTCATAGGCTCTTCCTTTATAATCCGCAAAAGCACCATATACTATAGGATCCTCGTTAAACTCCATGTTTATATATGGCTCTACGTTAAACAGATTAGATACCTTCAAAAAATTAATCCCTAAATCATGTCTAATGCAAATAAAGAAGATCCGTTCTCTTTTCTGAGGAACACCCATTTTTGACGCATCAAGAAGGAAATGCTGACAATAATAGCCAGCGTTATCAAAATCTTTATATATGCGCCTAACATAGTCTATTGCACTTCCCATAAGTAAACCTTTCACATTTTCGGCTACTACAACTTTTGGTTGTAATACCCTTGCTAAAGCTATGAAATCAAAGAAAAGCGTATCAAGAACTTGTGCAGATTGCCCCTCTCTGAATTTCTTTTCTTTACCCCAATCCTTTTCACGATTTCCGGCAATGGAGAAGGTGGAGCATGGGGGAGAACCGTCCAAAATATCCAAATTGTAAAGATCGGGCGGTAGCTCTCTCTCTCTCTCTCTCTCAATGTTCGTATATCTTCCAAAAAATTATATCGGGGTGAGTGGTTAGCCACATAGCACCGATTAACCTTTGCGTCTATCTCATTGCAGCCAATTACATCAAATCCGGCTAACTTGTAACCCATTGTAGAGCCACCACCACACGCAAAGCAAGAAAACACTTTGCCTTTATCTTTCGTGAATTTGGCTTCTGAAAGCCTCCAATTATAGGGGAATTTATGTTTTTGCATTTCCATATAAATTAAAATGGTAAATCACTTTCACCAGGTCTGCAATCCTCAATTTTGTATTGAGTATCTTCAACTGATTTTATAGTACACAAAACGTATGCTTTCTTTTTTAAAAGAGTTGCAAGCCTTTTCGCTTCTTTTTCCGCACTATCCAAGCTGTCATGTTTGCAAGCTGGGGTAGCACACCCTTCCACAAATACCATGTAAAATGTATTCATATTCGTTCCATTTTTAATTAAATGCAATTAGTTCGATATGTATATTCATCAATTATATCATTACCGATAATCTCAGGTAGTTCAAAAAACCTTGTTGCCGGGCAAACATGGGCTTCAATCTCTATGCAAAGACCGTCCCCCGGCATATAGGCACAACCTACGCTATCGTTCCAGTTTATATGCTTTTGGGCTGCTTTAGCTACTTTATCGCAAGCTGATAGATATTCAGCATATTTACTATTTGCTTTTTTTATTTTATTGAATAGTATATCGTTCATTTTTTTTCTATTGACTTATACATACGTTTATAGGCACGATTAATTTATAAGTCGCTCCGTTGGGGAAACCATCTTTTATAGCTTCTTCAATCTCGCTGGCTGATGGTACACTAATTCGTTTCCCAAATTCAATTTTGCCCAAGCGTTTTCCCTTGTGATCGAAAATTATATATGTGTATTCATTCATAGGGCTATAATTATTTATTGGGGTAAATTGGGCGTATCACTTCCAGCGTGTCCGCACGAACAATAGCAATACGTTGGTAATATTTCTCGCAAGCAGCTTTAAAACCACCACACCAAGCGGTTTTCTTCTCATAATTATCTACTATATCCTTTTCCGCTTTATCCAGATCAATAATAGGATAAGCCATACCGATACGGATCTGATCGTTTGTATCATGCTGTAAAACTCTGATGTTGATTAAGTTTTTCATATCCGATGTTGCATTACGTGGGGCTTTAGCTCCACTGGTTATTATTTATTGATAACTGTTATAAACTTACATTTAGCCCAAAGCGAAATGTCGTTACTGTTTATGTATTCTTTGTTTCTTGCTTCAATAGCTTTTGCTTCTTGTTCGCTAATTTCTTTTCCGTTTATGAAGTATCGTTTCATAGTTTATTTTTTTAGAATTTCATCAAGTAATTTTTTATCAGCATCCCAAAGGTTGTACCCTTTGGCGATCTTTCTTCTTAGATACTCTTTTTCCCCGATCATGGCGATTGCCTTTTCTCTCAAATCTGATGCACTCCACTTTTCAGCTTGATCTATCAGAAGGTTTGTAAGGCACTTTCTTTCTTCGTAAAGTTCACGCACTAATACCGTCTTTCGCTCTATCTCTTTTAGGGCTGTTGGGTTCTCCATCCACAACTTACAAAAAGCGTCTTTATCAAGGTCTGTATTCATGTAGCACTCTTCTACTTCCGTATAACCATCTGCCGATAGTTTTAAACCCGTTCTTTCTTCAAATTCTTTCTGTGTCATATCTGAATGTATTTAGTTTTATATTCTTTTCGTGTAACTGTTTTTATTACGTTGCAAATATATGTAACATTGGTAATATTACCAAATGAAATAGGTAATATTTTCAAGTGATATTACCAATATTTACCAAGTAAAACATAGAAATATTATCATTATCAGATATATAGCTTTTCAAAAACACTGCAAAATAATTTCAGAAAAAGCATTTTTTAACATTGCGAAAATCTATGCTCTTTAATTTATTCTACTTATTAAAATAGATATTTTAAGATTATAGCTCTGATTTTGAAGAAAACAAGCATAAAAAACATTGGTGTATATATACACCGTTATTGAAAATATTACCTACATTTGCAGTATAACTAAAGTAATATTGATATGAATAAGACACTCTTTAAGAAAGTCAAAGACTTATGTAAGGACACTGGTTTATCAGAGAAGTACCTTACTGCGATAACCGAAAAAATGGGTGGCAGCATTGAGGATGATTCTACTGATGAAGCGGAAATCGAAAAAGTAGCAAACCAAATAGCGGATGTGGCAAAAGAAAGTCAAGGAGAAGCTACCAGGTGGGCTAACAAAGCGAAGGAACCAAAGGAGCCAAAAGAACCGAAGGAACCCAAAGAACCTAAAGAACCGAAGGAGCCAAAGGAACCTGATAACGATCCAAACAAACGGATCTCCGAACTTCAAGCGGAAATGGATAAAATGAAACAAGAGCAAGCTAAGAAAGATCGTGAAACAGCCGTTCAAGCAGCTCTTAACAAGCATGGTATTCCCGAATGGAGAAGAAAGGGTTTGGTTATTCCTGATGAAGAGGATCCAGATGCTTATTGCGCTGGTCTGAAACAAGACTTAATAACTCAAAACCTTATTTCGGAAGATCCAGAGAGTGTAAAAACAGCAAACGCAAAGAATGTTGAAGAGGCTTCCGATGCGTTGCTGGAATCAATTATCGTTAAATAAATCATTTTACAATGAAACGAACAAAAATTTCATTTGTCGGTGAAAAACCGATTTTCACAGGCAGTCCGCAAATTGTACCAGGCGGTTTTAATCTGGATCGGGAGAAACAGCGTTTTTCTGTAGGTGATATTATCCCTGCCGGAACACTCGCTATTTTCGATGAAGTTACAAGAAAGGTACAGATTGTAAAAACAGCGAAGGTTAAAGCTATCGGCACAAAGGATAAGAAAGTTATCACTTTGTATTCAAATGGCTATTGTTCACCCTGCTTTTCTGTTGGAGATAAGCTATTACAAGCTAAATCCGTTAGTGGAACTTTTGAAGATGCTCCTTCTATTGTGTCTATTGAAAAGCCTGGTGTGTCAAACGCTCCGTATGTAATTACACTTTCTGCTGAGATCTCAGGTTTGGCAGTAGATGATGTACTTGTAGAGGTTGTTGAAAGCTCTACTAATGCTGCTGTTATTGGTGAACCTAACTCTTTAACAATCGAAGAAGTTACTGTAAAAGAGTTTGAAACAGCCATAGATGTTACAGAGGACACTATGCAATATGCTGTAATGGAAAGACGTGTTTTGCCTATTCCAGACAGCATGAAGGATAGCACGAAACGCTATTTAAAAGCGAACTCTCACATTCGATTGTCGCAAACTTATTAAAAGGAGGTGCTAAATGAAATCTATTTATTCAACTTTTACTGGTTTGTTTAAAGATGGCAAACCTATTGATTTTCTCGCAACGTGGAAAAAGACACTGGATAAGGCTTCAGAACGTGAAGTAGCATTGTTCCAGAAAACTTATTCGGATGAGTGGTTTGATTGGGAGGCTCCGCAACTCTCTTTGAGAGCTGAGGGTATTATGGGCAAATATCATTTGCGTGTGATGGCAACCCTGATCGGTGATGAATCCCCCACTCCGTTAAGACGTTCTGACGGTTTTGATATTTGGAATGAAGAAATTCCACGTGTCGGACATAAGTTCTTTATGAAGGCTTCCACTTACCGCAAGTTGCTGGAAGTTTATAAATCTCCGTTCTTGAAAGACGGTCAAAAGGTTAAGCAGATTGAAAAGACTTTGCGTAACGATGTGGAAAACGCTTATCTGGGCTGCAAAGATACTGCTGATTTTATGATTCTGAAAGCTATATCAAACTTCGGTGTTTGTCGTTTCATTCCTTCTATCAACAACCCTGGTGGACGTGAGTTTGAAATTGATTACCTGATGGATGAAGCTAACAAACTCGTTTCAGCCTTATTGTGGAATGACGCTAACTCAAAAGCTGGCAAGTTGGATATTATTCTAACTCTTACCATGATCGTTACCTTGTTCAAAAACAAAGGTGTCGTATTTGAAGAGTTACTGATGGCTCCTGAACTGCTTGCATTTATCCGAAGAGATATTACAATTCGAGAAGCAGCCTACGGTAAGGACAAATCCGGCAAGGTTGTTACTATCCCAGACTTGAACACCTTGTTTGCTGATAACGGTCTGCCTAAAGTTCGTGAGATCACCCGTCTTGTGGGTATTGAAAAGGACGGAGAACGTGAGCCGTTAGATCCCTGGAATCACAATATGATTGTATTTAAACCTGCTGGAAAGATTGGCTTTATCCAGCCTTCTATTGAAGATAACGAGCTGTTTGAAGAGGACAATGTAGATTACATGAACGCTGGTAACGGTATTCGTATAGCCAAATGGCGTACTGGTGAATCTACAGGGCAAAAGGCTGGTGAATATACACAAGGATCTGCCCGTTTGATCCCGGTTATCACTGAAATTAACGGTATTGTCTGCTTGCAAGTTAGAGGCTTTGAAGAGCCGGAAGAAGCAGTAGAGGGAGTAACTTTTTATACGAAAGAACAATTCGATCAGAAGGCAGCAGCAGCTTCTTTGGTCGGCTAAAAACGATGCAATATGGTAACATTAAAAGTATTAAAGAAGTTCCAAGATAAGGACAACAAGGAGAAAATTTACCAAGTCGGTGAAACTCTATCAACAAGCGATTTGGATCGTGTAAATAATCTTGTTTCACGAGGAATTTGCAGTATTTCTGCTATCAAGGAGGCTAACAAAGAAGAAAAGAAACCCGAAAAAATTAGCCTTTTTGATAAAGAGTTTGAAATCGGTGCTGTAAAAGGTGCTTTGGCTGAGATTGGCGTTTCAATCAATAAAAATGCTGGCGTTCAAGCAATCACCAACAAACTCGGTGAACTTACAGAAGAGCAAAACAAGGCTCTTTCTGAAATCTTATGTAAAGAGTAACCTATGACGAATTTAGACGCTATCCGTGCTTTATGCACTAAAATATGTTCCGGCTTCTACCCGGATCAGAATGTACTTGAATTTACCCTTTTGGATAATGGTATAGATCCTTCTAAAAACTTCATCCCCAAAGATGTTGAACTGGTGAAGGCTGCTATCAGTGTCGTTAAGGGAATGACTGAAAACAGCCATTCGGAAAGTGGAATTTCTGACGGGTGGGATGCGGATCGTATTAATAAAAGTATCTCCGCTATTTGTCGGGAGTACAATATAGATAGCTCTGATTTTGTCGAAGAATCTTCTATATCAGACGGTTCTAACCAATGGTAAGTTATGCAATACAACGGAACAATACAGTATAAGGTTTTATCTGGTGGCGGTTTGGATGGTAACGGTGAGCCGATTATCTCTACCGTATCATGGAGTGAGCCTATACGTTGTCTGTACAAAACGGTAAAGCATAGCAACACGATCTATCAACAAGGTAAGTTTACTGATAAAAGCTATGAGATCCTAATTGAAAGTAGGGATTTTCAAGCTGATACGGTAAAACTTACCAATGATAGAACACAGTTTTTGGGTGAGTTTGAAGTACAGGATATTGAGTTTGTTAATCGCTCAGGAAGAGTAAAGATTACGGTTTGATGGGATTCACGAAGAAAACGCCGGATAGTGCTTTTAGCAACTTTCTTGATGATACCAAGAAAGCCGTTATAGGTAGAGCTATTAAGGCTTTTATTTATGTCGGTGAAGCGTGTCTGAAAGAAGCCCGTTTAAACGGCAACTATACAGACAGAACGGGAAACCTTAGAAACTCTATCGGTTATGCCGTACTTTTTAATGGTGAAGTTATGGAAGAAAGTGCTTTTGCCAACACAAAAGGTGGGCAAAACGGAAAGAAGCATTTGGATAGCTTGAAAAAGAACTATCAAAACGGTATTGTCTTGATTGTATCTACTGGAATGAGTTACGCAGCTTATGTAGAAGCCCGTAATTATAATGTCCTTACTTCTTCCGAACTGTTGGCTAACAAACTTGTACCTCAGATTATGAAACAATTAGGCTTTGAAATGAAATGAATAAGACAGGTGATGAAATAGAGCTGGACGTTTTCAACATTATCACAAACAGCCAACTTGCAAAGGAAATAAAAGGTAACGTTTATCGTGAAGGAACACGAGATCTAAACCCTATGGAAGAGGATATAATTGTATCGTTTCTTACTGGTTTGGATGGGCAGTTTCAAACTGGCTCCGTAACGGTAAATATTTATGTTCCCGACAAAGACAATGGCAGTAAGGTATTGGTTAAAGATGTTGGCAGATGTCGTTATCTGGCACGCAAAGCCGATGAGGTTGTTAGATCCTTAAAACCTACTGATTACAGATTTTCTTTAGGTGCAACAATTAAAAGCTACAAAGCAGAAAAGGTAGCTATGCACTTTGTAAACGTAAAGATCAATTTTGAACTAAAAACATTTTAAGTTATGGCAAATAGTGGTATTACATGGGGTAAACCCCTGGTCGAATTTGGGCTAACTGGTGCTGAAGATGCAGCTCCTTCCAGTTTCAAGGCAATGCCCACAGCCGAAGAAAATACAGTTCTTCTTACAACCGTAAAAGGGAGTGCGCAAGAATTGTACGGAGAAGGGCATGAACTGGTCGCTCGAAAAATGCAAAAATCTTATAAGCAGCTTGCTATGAGTGTATTTATTCCTTCTGGTACAGAGGATCCTATTCCAGAAGAGGACGGAGTTGTAAAAGATGAATATGCAGTACGCCTTACTCCAGAAGATGATACGCTGGAAGGCTTTATCATGCGTAAATGCTCTGTTGAAGTCGAGGAAGAATGGTCGTCCGCAAAAGGGAAGATGCTAAAATACATCTTTAGCTCATTAAAACCCAAGACAGGTAAAATGATCGAGAAGTACAAAAAAGCAGCAGCTAAATCATTAGAGGTGGGTTAATTGAATTATGAACAAAGGAAAAGACAACATAGAAGGGCTTGTGTCTGATACGATCTTACAAAAGCCGTATTCTATACAGATAGGACAAGAAACATACGAGGTTGCACCTCCTTCTATTGCTACTCTTATCCTTGCCTCTGAACTTATTTCTCAGCTTCCTAAAGTAGAGTTAGATAAAAGCCTGGTTACATTTGAATCGCTCCGTATTGCGAAAGATTGTAAGGTTTTAGGCGATATTGTAGCTACTCTCATTTTAGGAGCTGAGAATATAACTACAGAAGCAACCGTAGTTCAAAAGTCTTTATTCGGTTTGGTACGCACACGCAAAAAGGTTACGATTGATAACAGGGCTGTTTTATCCGATAAGATCTTGAAACAAATTTCACCAAGTAAAGTGAACGCTCTTACCCTTAAAATCATAAACAGGATGGAGATAGGAGATTTTTTCGGGCTTACCGCTTCCCTGATAGAGATAAACCTTCTCAAACCGACAAAAGCAAGGGAAGCGGATCCGAAGGAAACGATAGCATCTGGGCGGTAGTAGCAGGAATGGCAAAGGCTTATAATCTGACTTTTGATTATATCCTATATAAAATGAGTTTTGCCAATGTTCGTCTGTATAATGCGGTTCTGCCTTCTTTCTCAGCAAAGAAGGATGGTAAAAAAGATACTGGCATTATTCTAAATGGTGATGATCCCAATAATCAGGATGCAGTAAATAACGCAATATTTGACGTAAACGAAGATGAATAACAACGAAGGTACAACATGGTGGGCTTTAGGATTGGATAACGCCAAATTTGAAAGCGATGTGGCGAAATCTAACTCTCTTTTCCGAAGCATAGGCAACACAGCCGAAAAGGAAGGTAGCAGGATAGACAATATTTTCCGTAAAATAACGGTTGCTGCAACTGGATTTTTCACGGCTCAACAAGCGTTGGGATATGCTCAGAAGATAGCTCAGGTAAGAGGCGAATACCAACAGTTAGAAGTTGCCTTCAATACAATGTTGGGCAGTAAGGCTAAAGCTGATGCTTTAATGACACAGCTTGTTAATACTGCTGCTAAAACTCCGTTTGATCTCGTTGGTGTGTCAAGTAGCGCAAAACAATTACTTGCTTATGGTATAGCTGCTGACAAAGTGAATGACACTTTGGTACGGTTAGGAAATATCGCTGCTGGCTTATCTATTCCATTACAAGATATAGCCTGGTTATACGGTACAACCATGACGCAAGGCAGGCTATATGCTGAGGATCTTAACCAATTTACGGGTAGAGGTATTCCGATGATTCGTGAATTAGCTAAAGAGTTGGGCGTAGCTGAAAATGAAGTTAAGGCTTTGGTTTCCGAAGGAAAGGTAGGATTCCCCGAAGTTCAGAAGGTTATAGAAAACCTTACAAATTCTGGCGGTATGTTCTACAACCTGATGGAAGAGCAAAGTAAGACTATTACGGGTAAGATCTCCAACATGAGCGATGCTATTTCTGTAATGCTTAACGAAGTAGGGAAAGCTAACGAGGGAACAATCAATTCAATACTGGAAACTGGTATCTCCGCTATAGAGAACTACGAGGCTATCGGTGAAACTATACAAGAATTGATTGTTACTTATGGCTTGTACAAAGCTGCTGTAATTTCGGTTGCTGCTACAAAAAATGCCGTTACTACTATTAAAGCCACTGGAGAAGCTGAGGAACTAAGCAAATTGCTTACTGTAGAGCAGCAAGCAGCCATTTCAAAACAGAATTTAACCAAAGGCACGTTAGAGTATGCAACTGCCGTAAAAGCTGAAATGGCAGCAAATATAGAGGCTCAAACCGCAGCTTTAGCCAAAGCTCGTACAGAGGTTTCAGCAGCCAGCCAAGCCGTAGCAGCCAAGAAAGCCGAATACCTTGCTGCTAAAGAGTTGGAGAAGCAAAGATTAGCAGAACTTATGTCTATCGGTGCTACTGGCTCTGCAAAACAAGTAGAAGCAGCAGAAAGAAAATTAGTCGCAGCCGAAACAGCCAGAGAAACAGCAGCCTTACAATACCAAGCAGCCACACGTGATTTTAGCACCAAGAAAGTAGCGGTAGAAACGGCTGCTAAAACATTGAATACCACTCAGACAGCAGCCAACACAGCAGCACAAGCAGCCAATGTAACTACAACAAACTTGTTGGCAACTGCAAAGCTCAGGCTTACGGCTGTAGCTACCAGGTTGAAAGCCGTTATGCTGGCAAATCCTTATACTTTGGCAGCAGCAGCCATAGCAGCTCTCGGTTATGGTATTTATAAACTTATCACTTATCAGACTGACGCAGAAAAGGCGCAAGAAAAACTAAATAACGCCATATCTGAGAGTGAAAAGGTTATTGGAGCTGAAAGATTGCAAATTGATGCGATGTTTGCACGTTTGAAAGCAGCCAAAGAAGGTACGGATGAATACCGTTCTGCAAAGGAAGCCATAATGAGCAAATACGGTGAGTATTTGAAGGGGCTGGGGGATGAAAAGAACGCTTTGGATGATCTGGCTAAGGCTTATCGTATCATTACGCAAGAAGCCGAAAAATCAGCTCGTGCAAGAGCTATGGATAAAGCGGTTAATGAGGCTTCTAATGACTACATTGATAAGGAGGTAGAAGCCAAAGAAGCTGTAGAAGAGCTACTAAAAGATAAGTTCAAGGGAAAGAAGGATAAAGACGGTATCGACCTTGCGGAAACTTATTACTGGAAGATTAAGCCAGTGCTGGAAGGTAAGGGGGAAATTACTAAAGAAATCCAGGATATTATAAAGCAGTTTGACGAAACCAAATACTTGCCTGGCGATCCCATGACTGGTATAGGTGCGCAAACCTACATAGCTAATGACTTGCAAGATGAAATAACCAAAGTATTCAAAGCTCGTGGCATTTATAATAATATCATAAAAGAGGCTCAAAAACGCTTCGGGGAGAATCCTAACCAAAATCAGAAAACGGGTAATCAGGAAGAGGTATTTTATACCAAAGGTAAATCCATTTCTGAGATAGAAGCAGCCATTACTAAAGGTCAAGAAAAACTGGAGGCTTTCAAAAAGGCTCTCAAAGAGAACAACGGCTTAATGTCTGATGGCAAAGTAGTAACCGATGCTGTTGTAAAAGGGCAGGAAAGCTATATAGCTAAATTAAAGGCTACCGTTCTTGAACGTGAAAACGAGCTGCAAATTATTAGCCAAGTAGAGAGCCGTATTTCTAAGCTGAAACAGGAGCAGAAAGAAACCGTTAAGGGTAGTGCTGAATACAACGACTATCAAAGACGTATAGATTCACTGAGTAAAAAGTTACCAGATAGAAAAACGTCCTCTTCTCAAAAGGATTATTCCGATGAGATAAAACGTAATGCACAAGAGCAGATCCGTATTAAAAAGGATATGGAATTTGCTGTAAGGCAAGCTGAGATCAACACCTATAAGGAAGGACTTTCTAAAACATTGAAACAAAACCAGCTCAACTATGAGCAGGAAATGGAGCAGATCAAACGTCAAAAGGAGGATAAGCTAACCAAAATTCAAGAGTGGGAAAAAACTATATGGGAATCTCAGGGCAAAAAAGGTACGTTTAAGCCAACTACCACCCAATTATCAGAGCAGGATGAGCAACAATTTAAAGCTCTTGAAAATGCTGCTGGAAAGAAATTGTCTACTGGCAATCAGACTGCAATAGAAGAAATGCTAAAGCAGTATCAGACCTATGCGGAAAAGCGCAAGGAGATAGAGGAAAATTTTCAGCAAGATATTGACGAAATGCGAGCTGTTAATGAGAAAGATAAGAAAGCCGGAAGGCAAGTTACTTTCTCCGAAGAAAATATCGCTCAGGCTGAAAGTGATAAACAAGATGCTTTGGACGCTTTAGATCAAGAGATAGCTACTCGTGAAGCGACTTTTAATGTATGGGTAGAACAAATATCCTCTATGGGGTTAAGACAGCTAAAGGAGGCTTTACAAACAGCCCAAGACACGCTGAAAAAAGAAGGTGGCAAGCTGGATGATAAAGAAAAAGCTACTCTTCGTGCGCAAATTAAAACCCTGGAGAAAAAA